GCTTGGGGATGAGTTCACATTCTTTGCGCCTAACTACAAGTTTCACCCGAAGTATCGCTCGCGTATGTGGGACGGGCGCATCCGGTTGGTAAACACACTAACTGGTTATCTGTATGCTGGTCTCGCACAACGTGTTAAAAAATTCTGCGAAGCTCGAGACTACACATTCAGACTTGATGATAAGCTTCTTTATGAAGACGTGTCAGAGCATGAGATCAAAGAACACATCAAGAAGCTAAAGATTCCAAAAGAATACGATGAGCGTCAATACCAAGTTGACTCTATTGTAAAATGTATTCGTACAGGACGTAGAACACTTCTATCACCTACCAGTTCAGGTAAGTCTCTGATCATCTATGTTATCAGCACATGGTATTCGAAGCACAAGAAGCTGATTATCGTTCCGACTATCTCGCTTGTCAACCAGTTGGAAGGTGACTTCCGTGATTATGGTTACAAAGGTAAAGTGCACAAATCAACGGATAAAGGTGGTCTCTCAAAAGAGATGAACATCAAGGCTGATGTTGTTATCACCACATGGCAGTCGCTCAATAATGGTAAGACGAAGATGCCGAAAGGTTGGTATAACCAGTTCGGTGTGGTGTTCGGGGATGAAGCTCACGGCGCTAAAGCTACTTCGCTGATCCAGATTCTATCAAGCATGACAGAGTGCCGTTACCGTTTCGGAACCACAGGAACTCTGGATGGCGAACCTTTGAATGAAACAACAATCGAGGGTTTGTTTGGGGCAAAATACCAGTCTATTACGACTCGTGAATTGATTGATCAAGGATTTGCTTCCAAGTTCCAGGTAAAGTGTCTGGTACTACGTTATTCAGATGCTGACTGTAAATTGGTTAGGAAGATGGAATACCCTGATGAGGTGAAATTCCTTATTAACCATCCTAAAAGAAACAAGTTCATAAAGAACTTGACTTTGAGCCTAAAAGGGAATAAACTTGTATTCTTCCGTCAACGTGACCATGGCGATATCATCTACCAACTAATTATGGATGGGAAGAAAAAGAAGAACGTTTTCTACATTGACGGCACTATTAGTGGTGAGGTGCGCGAGCAAATTCGTCACGCTATTGAGGATGAAGAAGATGCAACTCTGATTGCATCGCTTGGAACTACCTCAACAGGAACGAACATTAAAAGACTGCATCACATGATTTCTGCCTGGTTGGGGAAAGGCAAAATCAAGGTCTTGCAGTCTATTGGTCGTATGCTACGTCTGCATGCTGAAAAACAAGCTGAGGGTGCTATCCTCTATGATATCGTGGATGACCTAAGTATTAAAGACCACAAGAACTATGCTTTAAAACACTTCGCACAGAGATGCGAGATCTATGACTCTGAAGAGTTCGAGTACAAGATCTATAACATAGGATTAGGTAAATGAGTACAACAATTATTCGCCTTATGAGTAGTGAAACTATTATTGGTGAAATTGTTGGAAGAGATTCAGATGCTCTTATAATTAAGCATCCAGTCTCACTAGAAACAGTATATAATGATGGCTCTCGGTATGTTCTAATGCGTGATATGTTAAAAGACAGCTTAGAAATACATATGCCGATTAATGCTATCAACATAATGTACACCTTTCCAGCAGCACCCGAAGTCGAAGATTACTACAAGGGTTGCTTACCAACTTTCGAGAAAGCAAAAATCGCACATCGTGGAATGTATGTTGATATGCTAAAAGAATTGGTAGAAAGTACATTAGAAGAAAACATGTTCGACATTAAGGATGGGCAGATTTTACAGCCGTCCTCAACAACTGAGAACTAAAGGAATAGAGTATGGCAAAACAAGCGAGAGTCCATTATGTGGACAACAAGAGACTGTATGATGAGATGGTTCAATTCATCACGGCATATCGACTTGCCGAAAAGGAAGGAACTACCAAACCACGTATTCCAGAATACGTTGGTGAGTGTATTCTAAAGATCGCTCAGCGTTTGTCACTACGTCCTAACTTTATTGGCTATACATATCGCGATGAGATGGTTGGTGATGGCATCGAGAATGTCCTCACCTACATTCACAATTATGATCCTGAGAAGGCAAATCCGTTTGCATACTTTACTCAGATTATCTACTTCGCCTTTCTTCGCAGGCTTGATAAAGAAAAGAAACAATCATACATCAAACATAAGATGCTTGAGCAAAGTTCTCTGATGAACCTGCTTGCAGATATGCCTGGTGGTGAGACGAATGATGATTCACACTCAGTAACTGTGATGACAAATGTTGATGGTCGTCTCAATGATCTGGTTAATAAGTTTGAGAAGAAGGGCGTCAAGTCCAAAAAGAAACGTGGTGTTGAGAAGTTTGAAAGCGAAGACCCACCTTTCCTTGATCCCCACCCTGATGAAGAAAAAAAGGAGTCTGCATGAAAATAGCTATTATCACCGATACTCACTGGGGAGCTCGTGGGGACAGTGCTATTTTCGCCGATTTCTTTAACAAATTCTATGATGAAACCTTTTTTCCATACTTGAAAGAACACAATATCACAAGAGTGTTTCACCTTGGTGATATTGTGGATCGTCGTAAGTATATCGCTTACATGACGGCTCGTAATCTACGTAACTTCGTTGAGAAGTGTACAGAGTTGAATCTCGAACTTGATGTTATTGTTGGTAACCACGACACAACATTCAAGAATACGAATGAAGTCAACTCCATGCGTGAGTTGTTTTCGAACAGCAAACTGAACATTCGTTACTATGATTCACCACAAGAAGTTGAAGTTGACAACACAAAGATCGCGATGTTACCTTGGGTTTGCTCGGGTAACTATCAAGAATCAATGGAATTTGTGAATAACACCAAGGCTCAAATTCTATTCGGACACCTTGAGATTGATGGCTTCGAAATGTACCGTGGCTCTTATGCTGATGGTGGTTTTGATGCATCTATCTTTGAGAAGTTTGAGATCGTTTGCTCCGGCCACTTCCACCACAAGTCTACACGTGGAAACATCAACTATCTTGGTGCACCATATGAGATGACTTGGTCAGATTATGATGATGATCGTGGCTTCCATATCTTTGATACTGAGACGCGTGAGCTTACCTTCATCAAGAACCCATTCACCATCTTCGAGAAAATCTACTACCGCGATGAAGAATGGACGATGAAGAACATCACAGACTTTGATGCTGAACAGTATCGCGGTAAGTATGTAAAGCTGGTTATTGAGAATAAGACAAATCCATATCTCTTCGGTCTGCTTATTGAGAAACTGGAAAAGGTTGGTCCGGCCAATCTACAGGTTCTTGAAGATTTCTTCACAATGAATCCTGAAGATGAAGAAGCAATCAACGAAACTGAAGATACAATGACTATCTTAAAGAAAGTTGTTGAGCAGCTGGATGTACAGGTTGACAAGAAATCGCTTGACAATTTCCTCGGAAAGTTGTATACTGAAGCGATGGCTGTCGAGTAGGTTGGTACAGCCATCACTATTTTTATAAATAGATGTATGAGAAAACTTAAAGAAACAACTAAAGAAAAAATGCGAGCAGTTCACCTATCTGGAAAGATAGATTATGTTGCTCGCGAGAGAAAACGTAAACAAACTCTGAAGAATAATGGTTCTGTTTCTGGTCGTCCAAAAGGAACTGGTAAGAAAAATGGCATTAATCTTCCTTGTCCAATTTGTGAGATAGGTGTTTATCATACGCAAGGTGAAATAAAACAAAAGAAAAGAAAACACTGCTCAATATCTTGTTTGATGCAAAATAAAGAATATAGAGAAAAATTACGAAAGGCTGATAAATCGTACATGCAGTCTGAAAAATATAAAAACACTTTAAGAAAAGAAAATGTACCTGAATACAAAAGATTCCAAAGACAGGTTATACGAGAAACTGAAAAAACATATGCTAACTATATTGAATTGATAAATCCACAACGTCATCCAAGAACTCTTTGTGGTGTTTCTGGTGGTTGGCAGTTAGATCACATAAAATCTATTCGTTCATGCTTTGATGATGGTATGAGTATACAAGAAGCATCTAGAAAAGAAAACTTACAGATGCTTCCTTGGCTTGACAACTTGTTAAAGGGTAAATAATGCACATCCATTTCAAGAGCATAAAATGGCAAAATTTTATGTCAACGGGTAACCAACTCACAGAAGTAAGGCTCGACAAGTCAAAATCCACACTTGTTGTGGGAGACAATGGCGCTGGTAAATCCACCATGCTTGATGCTTTAAGTTTTGCTCTGTATGGTAAAGCCTTTCGTGACATCAACAAACCACAGCTGATCAACTCGATCACTGGCAAGGGTTGCTTGGTTGAATGTGAGTTTAAAATCGGTGGTAAAGAATATCTTGTTAGAAGAGGTATGAAACCATACTTCTTTGAAATCATTCAGAATGGTAAGCTTCTTAATCAAGACTCGCGAGTAACTGAGTATCAGGACATGCTTGAGAAACATATTCTGAAGCTCTCACACAAGTCATTTGGTCAGATTGTGGTACTTGGTTCAGCGAACTTCGTACCATTCATGCAGTTGGCTCCATTCGTTCGCCGCGAAGTTATCGAAGATCTTCTTGATATCCAAATCTTTTCTACGATGAACTCTCTTCTTAAAGAGAAAGTCAATGAGAATAAATCTTCTATCATGGAAGTTGAACAGCGTATTCTTCTGATTGAAAACAAGATTGATCTTCAGAAAAGACACATTCAGTCCATCAAAGATAACAACGACAGCCTTATCGAGAACAAACGTGAAGTAATCCAGGAAACGATGGATAAGATTACTCAGGCAAACCTAGAGATAGGTCGCCTTAAGGAAGATCTACAATACAACATGGATGCAATTTCGGATGAACGCAAAGTTCATTCCAAACTGACAAAAACACTTGATCTCGAGAAGCAACTTAACGACAAAGTCAAAGTAACTAAACGAGAGGTTAAATTCTACCATGATAACGATAGTTGCCCCACCTGCAAGCAAGATCTTGATCAAGGTTTCAAGACTAACAAGATCACCAAAAAAACGGCCCTCCTCGATAAGTACGTCAACGGGATTGCTCAGCTTGAGGCGGAGATTACTGCAACGGAAGAACGACTTGTCGAGATCAAGGCAATCAACAAAGTTATCGAAGGCATCAATCGACATATATCGTCCTTTCACAACCAAATTTATTCCTGGAATGAGAACATCACTCTATTAAACAATGAGATCGAAACGATCCGAAACAACACTAAGATGATCGACGGAACTAAGTCTGATGTGAAGAGACTGAAGGAAGATCACAAGATCGAGTCGAGATTAAGGCATGATTTATTTGAAGAAAGGACACTGATTAACATCTCCAGCTTCCTTCTCAAGGACAATGGCGTTAAGACCAAGATAATTCGTCAATATGTGCCAGTGATGAATAAACTCATCAATAAGTACCTGAGTGCATTAGACTTTTTTGTACAATTTGAGCTCAATGAGAAATTTGAAGAAAGCATCAAATCTCGCTTCCGTGATGAGTTCAAATACAACTCATTTTCAGAGGGTGAGAAGATGAGAATCGACCTTGCCCTGCTCTTTACGTGGCGTACGATCGCTAAGATGCGTAATTCCGCCTCAACCAACCTTTTGATCATGGATGAGGTCTTCGATAGCTCGCTGGACACCACAGGTACTGACGAGTTCATGAAGATTCTGGAAGGTCTAACTTCTGATGTTAACGTGTTCGTAATAAGCCACAAAGGTGACCAGCTTTACGACAAATTCCAATCGGTCATTAAGTTCAAGAAAGAAAAGAACTTCAGCCGCATGGAGCTACGTGCATAGGCTGGTTGTCTAAATACTATTGAATATAACAGGAGTTATTATGGAACAAGAACAATTCAATACTACGGGTCTAGTTAGTTTGATACCTCAAGCTCTACCTCTGGTGGCAGAAGACGATCCCATTCTTAAACAAAAAACTGAACGGTTTGATTTTGAGAATCCACCGATCAATCCAGTTGAGCTTTACCAAAATTTGGGTCAAACACTAAGATCACATGACGCTCTTGGACTGGCTGCACCGCAGGTAGGGCTCCCTTACCGTTGTTTTGTGATTAGAACAGAAAACATTCTTGGAGTTTTTAATCCGATTTTGGTTGACAAATCTGATGAACAGGTTATAATGGAGGAAGGTTGTCTCTCGTTCGAGAACCTTTTCATTAAAGTAAAAAGATCCCAACGCATTCGTGCCCGCTTTACTACACCCGATGGTCAAACCCAAACCGCAGCGTTTGAAGGAATGACTGCTCGTGCGTTTCTACACGAGTATGATCACCTTGAAGGTATCACATTCGACAAGATTGCTAATAAGTTCTTTGTAGAAGCTGGTAGGAAAAAACGTAAGTTGATTAATTCCGGACGCTACACCGTGACGCATGTCATCAAGGAGGCCTAATTGATTAAGACCGTCGACACTAGAAATAGAGTGAACGTTGTTGTCGCGAAAACAAAACTAGACTGCGAGCATTTGCTTGGTCAGTATCTAGATGAGTCACATTACGACACACTCATTACTGAAGACACCGATGGTTTCTTGCCACCTAACTGTGATATCGGCCTTCAAACTCAGTGTGGCGGAAGCTGCGAAGCTTGTCCATCCGGTAAAGATGAACGACGCGTTGCTTTCAAATTTCGCAAGAATTACTTCTCAAAGAAACTAAGGGTGCCAGCTTATGAAGGACTTAAAGAAGCAGCGACAGAGTCCCAGAATAGAGGATTGGCTGCAGGCCCTCGCGGCGCTAGTTTATCTGTTGATGGTCGTGGCGGGCGTGATTGGGTTACTGATTATGAACTTGAAGTTCTAGATTTCTTTCTGTCCGACAGAGCTGTCATCTTTGACGAACGCTCTGTCGATGCCATTAGAAAATCATACAAAGATAAAGCTAAGTCCGATGAGACACGCGGCACAGTTTGGCTTCGTTCACAAGTAACCAAAGAGTACCCAGAGTACCACAATTGGTTTGACAAGTGGGTTGACAAGGTAAAGGAACTTCCTCGTGATGAACAAAAAGCCGCTGCCAAGATCGTCGCCGAAAAGTGGATTAGCTATACCAATTATGCTAAATCAGTTTATTCTGGAGTGGCAGGCTGGTACGATAGATATCCGCGCATCCCTTTCGGACGTGCAACATCGTATACGCGAGACAATCCGGAAAAATTCGCTCTCGCGTTTCCCTTCCTTCAGGCTCTCAACAAGGGATATCGTGAACTACTCCCTTGGAGGTATGGGAATCAAAGAGCCGCAGCCGATAAGCTTGACAGTAGATACCTTGTCCCGGAAACTGTTTTTAGCACAATTACCGTCAACAAGTCCTTCCGTACTGCGGCCCACAGAGACGCGGGTGACTTTTCAGATGGTGTTTCCAATCTTCTCACACTCGGTGATGGTGAATACACAGGCGGGTACTTAATTTTCCCGGAGCTTCGTATTGCTGTTGATGTTCGACCCGGTGATCTTCTTCTGGTGAACAACCACGAGATTATCCACGGTAACACCGAGATCAAACTGAACTTTCCAGAAGCTGAACGTATCTCAATCGTTTGTTATTTGCGTGAGAAAATGCTCGAGCTTGGAAGTTTTGAATACGAAAAAACTCGGGAGCAGTATGTTGAAGACCGAAGAAAAAACAAAGACCACCCATCACAACGTCCCTTGTGGAACGGCATTACACCCGGAATGTGGGATGAACGTGAGTGGTATGACTATCTTGGGGATAGACTTGGGGAAGAAGCCGTCCGTCAGTACCATCCGGATGCATTCGCCTCATCACTTGATTCGTTCTTCTCGTAATTAAAGGTTGCCTAAATATGTCTAATACGTTCCGCCGCTGGATTATCGTTTTGATCTTTGGAGCAGTGTTTCTTGCGGCTGCTGTTTTATCAGAAAAAGGCATCTACTATGAGGGATCTATCAGAGAAACAGCTTCTAAAGAGAATTAAAGCTGCAACGAAATCCTTTGGGGCAAATTTTTATCGCCATGGAATTAAGGGTGAACCATATACTGGTAATTCAGAAGAAGAGAAAGATCTTCGACGTCGCCGCCAGGATTACGAAAAAACTAAACAACAACGACCCTAATAATATGAAAGATTGATTATGAAGATTATGGTAGCTATGCACGTCTTCAACAACTTTGGAGGCATTCTGAATCATAATGAACAACTTATCGCAGGCCTTAAAGATCTTGGCCATGATGTCACATTCGCCTATCTTAAGACAACAACCAAACCAAATTATTCTGTCGACACTTCCAAGTGTCCAGATGGATACGAACTGGGTGAAGGAACTGGTTTGCCCCTCCACCAAGGAAACGGTTACGTATCACCATATTACTCCATCAAAGATAAAGACTCCATCGCCAAGTTTGTCAAAGAGGCAAACAAGCACGACATCCTTATCTGGCAGTCGATTTTTGGTTTTAAGCAAAGCGCGACAGAGAAGGACAAATCATGGCTTCCTATGATCGAAGATGTAACTGCAAAACAAATTGCTGTCATTCACGATGGGAACCTGAAGAAACTCTACAGTTGGATACACCGTGTGACGCCCCACCTGGCAGGCCTAGCCTGTGTCCATCCGGCTGCTATGAAGCAAGCGGATTTTATGCCTGTGCCTCGCAACATGATTCTCAACCCACAGGATGTCTCAGAGGTAGAACCTGTACGATTCACCCAGCGCAAAAACCAACTCCTAGCTCCACAGACGTTCAAACGTTGGAAACGCGTAGACGACCTGGTCTCGGCTGTGCCATATATCAATGGTTCCGTTCTCGTAGCAGGTGACGGGATGGAGCGAGCCTATATGGCTTCAGAAGAAAAGTGTAAACCAGAATACTACTGCACCAAAGAGCTTGATCCTGATGCTACAGAGGATCGCCTTGGTAAACGTATCTGGCAAAATGCACTTGACTCTGGAAAAATGGAATATCTCGGGTTCATCACAGGTGCCGATCGTGACAAAATACTAAATACTAGTAAGTTCCTCCTTGATCCCAGCTGGTCGCTGACGTATGGAGAACACTTCAACCGTTCTATCGTTGATGCTATGCGCGTAGGATGCGTTCCTATTGCTCGTAACTACGGTATTAGTGATAACCCTATGGGTTGTGGAACCCTTTTCTTACCTGGGAAAAACTACTTCATGATCCCACATGATGTTACACCAAAACAGTTTGGTGGGTTTGTTAACCAGTATTTCAATGTGTCTGAAGAAATGTATCTTGACATCGTTGATGCGAATAAAGAAGTCATCAAGAACTTCGATCGCAGGAAAATCGCACAACAGTTTATCAATCTTGCACTTGGCAAGAAAGGTAGTGGATATTACGACAAGGCTGAAACTGGCCGTCTCAATATCGACAACAACGTAGCCCAGAAAACGGGCGACAAAATTTGGGACGAACACTTTGAAGTCCCTTCTTCTCTTGATAGTTTCTTCTCATAAGGTGATAATGAATGGCCCGTAAGACAACCCCAACAGTTTCAAAAACTAATGTTGATCTCAATGTCGGTGGTGTGAAGCACGACATTGGTAAAAATCCGCTAGACCTTCTTCCTTTCGGGGCACTTGAAGACGTCGGTCGAGTTCTAGAATTTGGCGCTAAGAAATATTCTGCTTGGAATTGGTCTAAAGGAATGGTGTATTCCAGACTGATTGCAGCTTCTCTAAGGCACATTTTCTCCTTCGCCAAAGGTGAGAATAATGATCCCGAAACCGGCATCTCTCACATCGCGCATGCTCTTTGTTGCCTTCTTTTTCTTCAAGAGTATATTAATCGCGGTGGCGACTTTACGAAGTTTGATGACCGATATATTTGGCCAAAACAAGAATCAGAAGAAACCTGATAATTTGCTTGCCTTTCGGGGCGACCTAAGCTATAATTGACAAACATAAGGAATAACATGGAAAACGAAAGCGTAGGACCGTCCCCAAGTCCAGCACCAAATGGGGGAATGCAAATCCAAATCCCTATTGAAAAATTGCGTGAGAGAAAACTCTTTATAGCAACCCCGATGTATGGTGGACAGTGTAGTGGTATGTTCGCCCGCTCGTGTGCTGACCTATCAGCACTGTGCACAAAGTACGGCATTCAGCTACGCTACTACTTTCTATTCAACGAATCTCTGATCACTCGCGGGCGTAACTATTGCGCCGATGAGTTCCTCCGTAGCGGCGACACCAATATGATGTTCATCGACTCGGACATTGGATTCAATGCGAATGATGTGATTGCTCTTCTCGCCATGCAATCTGCTAATCCAGAAGATGACGATTACGATATTCTCTGCGGGCCATATCCTAAGAAGTGTATCTCTTGGGAAAAGATCAAGATGGCCGTTGATAAAGGATTTGCCGATGAAGACCCAAACGTTCTAGAACGCTTCGTCGGTGATTATGTTTTCAATCCTGTAAATGGAACGAGAACAATCCCACTAAACCAGCCAATTGAAATTCTAGAAGCTGGTACTGGGTTTATGATGATCCGTCGTAATACCTTCGAGAAATTTGCTGCTGCCTACCCTAAGCAATCATATAAACCTGACCACGTTAGAACTGCCCACTTTGATGGTTCGCGTGAGATCATTGCTTACTTCGATACGCCTATCGACCCAGAAACTAAACGCTACCTTTCAGAAGATTATATGTTCTGCCAATGGTCTCGCAAGATCGGCCTGAAAGTGTGGTTCTGCCCATGGATGAAGCTCCAACATGTTGGGTCTTATATCTTCGGTGGCTCTCTTGCTGATCTTGCACAAATCGGAGCTTCAGCAACTGCTGACCAAGCTAAAATCAAGAAACCAAAGTGATAGGATAACACATAATGCAACTTTCTAATGAAACTACCGCCGTACTGAAAAACTTTGCCAGCATCAACCCTAACCTGCTGGTCAAACCCGGTACAAGCCTACGTACTATTTCACCAACCAAATCTGTTATGGCTCGCGCCACGGTTGAGGAAGAGTTCGACAAAGGCTTCGCGATCTTTGATTTGAGCCAATTCCTTGGTCGTCTCTCTCTGTTTGATAAGCCAGAACTGACTATCAACGATGCCTTCATGGAGATCTCTGAAGGTGAAGAATATTCTGAGTTCGCATTCGCCGCTCAGGAAAACATCGTGGCTCCTCCTGAGAAAGAGATTACTCTTCCCAAGCCCGAGATCAAATTCGAGCTCACCGAGAAAGACTTCTCTAAAGTCATGAAGGCTATGAGCGTATCCGGTCTCCCAGAGATCGCGGTAACGGGCGACGATGGTAAGCTTTCGCTTCAAGCTATCGACTCCAAGGGCGTAAGCAAAGACGTATTCACAATCAATATCGGTAAGACTAAGCTCAAGTTCCGCATGATCTTCCGTGCTGATAACCTGAAGATCATTCCTGGTGATTATGCAGTCGAGATCTCTTCCAAAGGTCTTGCGCACTTCAAAGCCGAACAGGTTGAGTACTGGATCGCCGTGGAACAGAATAGCAAGTTCGAAGGCTAAATATTGAAACGGTTGGGTTGAAAGCCCAACAGCTGGTGGATAATAGGAATGTTTCAGCTGCGCCTCCGTGCGATTGATCTGAACTGGCCTGTTCTCGCGACCAGCATTTTTTAGGGGTTGGAATGGTAAGCCAACAAGTTGGTGGAGATAGGGGTCAAAACCCAGGCCAGTTCTCGCGACCGACAATTTTTAATTATGGAGCTATATTATGATGATTCGCGAAGAGTTTCTCTGGGTAGAGAAGTATCGCCCAAAGACCATTGCTGATTGTATTCTGCCTGAAAAACTAAAGTCTACCTTCCAAAAATTCGTTGACCAAAAAGAAGTACCAAACCTTCTGCTTACGGGTGGACCAGGTGTTGGTAAGACCACAGTTGCACGCGCCATGCTCGAGCAGCTTGGTTGTGACTACATCGTTATCAACGGTTCTATGAACGGTGGTATCGATACTCTGAGAACTGACATCCAAAACTTCGCTTCATCTGTATCACTTACAGGTGGGCGTAAGTACGTTATTCTAGATGAGGCGGATTACCTCTCATCTGCAACTCAGCCTGCTCTCCGTAACTTTATGGAGGAGTTCTCTAAGAACTGCGGCTTCATTCTCACTTGTAACTTCAAAGATAAGATTATTGCTCCTCTCCACTCACGATGCTCCGTCGTTGACTTCAAGATTACCAAGGCTGAGAAGGAAGATCTCGCGCGCCAGTTTCTGAAGCGTGCAATGCACATTCTTAAAACTGAAGGTGTCGAAGCTGAGAAACCAGCCGTCGCTGGCGTTATTATCAAGTTCTTTCCTGATTGGCGCAGAGTTCTCAACGAGCTCCAGCAATATGCCGCTACTGGTAAGATTGACTCTGGTATTCTAACCAATCTCCAAGACGTCAACCTGACGAAACTCATGGAGTATCTGAAGTCTAAGAACTTCACCGCCATGCGTAAGTGGGTTGGTGAATCTGATCTTGATGGCGTGGCGGTGTTCCGCGTCATCTATGATAAAGCCGAACAGTATGTCACCAAGGAATCAATCCCTGGTCTTGTCATCCTGATTGGTAAGTATCAATACCAACACTCATTCGTTTCTAATCCAGACATTAACATCGTTGCGTTCCTCACCGAATGCATGGTGGAATGCGAGTTCAAGTGAGTTGGGTATCAAAGCTCTTTAACTTCTTCGGTTTGCATATTGAAAAGATCCCAACAAGGGTTTGCTCTTTGTGTGATGCTCCGCTTCCAGAAGAACCAGCCAAGGTGGTCGTTAATGACGGCTCCGAGATTGAAATCTGCGAAATCTGTGAGAAGATTCTTGAGCTATCCAACAAAGCTGTAATAAAAGGTAGAACTCCGGAAAAGGACGAAGAAGATGGCGACGAACCCCTTTGATTTCGTAAACTCTGTAAACTTCACCAAGCGTCACCTTATCAATGAAGGCGAAGCTGATGAGAAGTCTTATCTCCCATTCATGGTGAACACCGCCCTGTCTTACTTCCCAGACACGGTTGAGTATGCCAACCAGATGAACATGAATTATCACCTGGATAACAAACTACAGTATGACTTTCTCATAAATATAGTTAGACCTAAGAAACGGTTCAGTAAATGGACCAAGAAAGAGGTCAACGAGGATTTAGAGGCAGTTCAGACTTGGTTTGGGTATAATGTTACTCGTGCTAAGGAAGCGTTGCGGATTCTATCACCCTCTCAACTAGAAGACATAAAGAAAGCACTAGGTGAAAGATGAATGTTGTTGATAGTCTACTAGAAGTCAATCTTAAAGAAAAAGATGATTTTCTGAAGGTCATGGAGACCTTGACCCGCATTGGCATTGCCTCGCGGAACGAGAAAGTGCTTTACCAATCCTGTCATATTCTGCATAAGAAAGCCCGTTACTACATCGTCCATTTTAAAGAGTTGTTTAAGATAGATGGAAAACCGACGGATCTTTCCGAATCTGATATCCAGCGAAGAAACGCCATCGCGCTACTTCTTGAAAGCTGGGGACTATTAGAAATCGTCAATAAACAAATTGCAGAAAAGAATACTGTCTCGCCTAATACTATCAAAGTTATCCCATTTAAAGAGAAAAACGAGTGGGCTCTGACTCCGAAATATAGTATTGGAAAGAAACGCTAAAGATAGTTTTTCTTCAATAAATATGCAGTTGTTTTGTAGTATCTTGCCGCCTCTTTTATCGTTACGAAGGTTTTGTCCTTTATCGTTACTTGTTTAGCGGCCGGATTTTTCTCACCAATCAGTTTGCCTTTATTCTTTATACTTATCAGATTCTTAGATTCTTGAGACATTCCACCTTTACGAATATAATGAAGTCTACCTTTTTTCCACCCAATTGGAATTTCGGTTACTCTTTTTGTGGTTGTTCCGTTGTTTACCCAATATTTGTTTGTTGTAGCACCGAAACAACCATCACCACCTTCTGTCATGTTGTATCCATATCGTAGTGTATCGTAAAATTTAATAAAGTGTCTTTCTGCGAAATTCAAACAGTAATTTTTATCTTTGGATTGATATAAAATTTCCCATGTAAAAGCACCCCAACCGTATTTTCTTAACGCTGAATAAAAATTTGAATCAGCGTATTTGTGTTTACTTTTGTGTGTGCGTTTTCTCTTTGGCCAATTTGAATCAAATCCAATATAGGCTTTACCGTTAATTGTGTTAGTGGCTTTGTATATTGTACTTATCATACCACTATTTATACATTTGATAAAGTAGGTAAAAAACGTTAAGTTACAAGGGTCTAGGAAAAAACCCAGAAAAGGCTTGACAAAAAGACCGAAAAGGCGCATACTGAGACAGTGATAGGAGAAACGCCCTATGGAAGTCTTAGTTTACCGCCTCGCAACGCTCGATGATGGTCTTGACCGTGTTGAGCGCCTTGCCTATGAACTCGATTCACGTTATCGCCGTGGGGAAACCCTCGCGGATGAAGAGCTCGATTGGCTCGATTGGGCCAACGGTGTCACCACCACAGCCAATTCACAACCGGTGTCTGCATAATGTCGGAGAAAGCTTATGAAGAGGCTTGTAAAGAGCTAGATGAAATGCTCGCTCGAGGTGAGTTGACTCAGCACGAGTATTACTTTGAGTGTCGCGCTCTTGAACGAGAATTTTATGGAGACGACTATGTCTGATGAAGATCAGAAAATGCTGGTTGATTTCGTTCGTGCTTGTGCTGATAAGCACGGCGCTTCCGATATCGACATTGAACGCGAGTTTACCCAAATCGTGAATGGCGCCAGACTAATTGTTTGGGGTCTTGAAAATTCTGCAGGAGATGCACGTGTCGATTGAAATGACCGTATACGATTTCGTTCAACAGGTTAATGTACCAGTCGCGGTACGTTATTCTGTTGCGGGTGGAAAGCACGCCGTCCAGATGTGCGTACCTTTCAAACGCTGGCTTGAGTTGTGTGAGTTTCATTCGGAAACACTTGAAGATGATGGTTATCGTACTCCCGACGGTCGTTGGTCACCAGCGAAACACCACATGGCATATTGGTTAAAAGACGCTGAGTATGTGAATTGGACCTATGTTGAGAATGTTCCTGCTTCTCATACTAAAGGAACAGAGAGATCGTTTCTTTAACCAGTTGACTCCGTAGCTCAACTGGATAGAGCAACGGCCTTCTAAGCCGTAGGTTGCTGGTTCGAGTCCAGCCGGGGTCGCCATTTTCAAAAGATAAATACTCTGTCAGTCGCTTTAACAGGGAATTAATGTATGAAAACGCTTGCCGAAGTATTCTTGGAAACTCTCTCAGAAAGAGATAAGCCTCTCGTCCGTATGGATTCAAAGGGAAAAACTGCGGTAGTGCTTGACCCAAAAACGATTTCTGGAAATCGTAGAGTTGAAGCGAATCGTCACGAAATTGAAAGGGGTCATTTCCTGCGCAATGCAGAAAACACTCACGAGCGGGCTTTGTACATCAGTCATGTTAAAGAACTCCCAAGACACCCTGACCATGGTGGAAGACAAGTAGAAGTTACTGCACACCACACGAATAAAATATTTGCATCCGATAAGCCAATTGGCGGATATTCTTCTCGTAGACCAGACAATGCTTCAAACGTCCCACCAAAACGTTTGGTGAAACCAAAGAAAATTGTTTTAGTTCAACATCCAAGAAATAATGGTCGTTGGATTGGTGGGGGTTATATGGCTGTTGTCCCAAAAGATACTCAAACACCAAGAGTCATTAAGACAAAGAGACCCGGTTACGGTGGTTTTTAAAAATTACAATTCCTGATTGACATGTGACCCGTTCGCGGGTATATTAGGTGAATAATGAAGCAAATTATTGGAAAGACGCTCCCCGAACTGGTCATAATGGTCGGTCCTTCCGGAGCAGGTAAATCGAAGATCGCCGCAAGGACAGGATACCCAATTGTTTCAACGGATATGATCCGCTTGAACCTGTTTGGTTTCGGCCCTGATGGAAAGATCGCTGCTGAGGCTTATACGCCAGATGGTTTTCATGACACCTTTGCTGCGGCGAAGTTTATCGTTGAAGGATATCTTCGTGGTGGTCAGAGCGTTGTGTATGATGCGACAAACCTGACACGTATTGATCGAGTCAGCTTTCTTCGTTGGCTTGAATTTGGTGGTGGGTACGCCAGCAACACTCAAGCTCGTGTAGTTTACTACATCGTTGATCGTTCTCTTGAAGAAAAACTGAAATCGTATAACGCCAATATCAAGGCCGGTATTCCAGTTCCGCATACCACCGATGAGATTATCATTCGCCACCACACTAAGATGATCAATAATGTGGAAGGTGCTCTGCTTGGTGACAACCTTGGTTATGTCGAAGTCAGGGATTTTCGGTCATGAGAGACTTTTTTGGTAATGAACTTGTTGTTGGTGATGAGGTCGCTTTCTGTGAACCCGGTTATCGCAATTTAGTTGTTGGTAAAATTCAACACTTCACACCTGAGAAGGTACGGGTTCAATATCTCAGTATTGAGAAAGAAAAAACCACTTATCTTGGGCAACCGAATTTCTTCATCAAGAAAGTTTCTTTGTAACTAAATAACTCGACACTGAGTAAAGGTATTTACCTTCGGTTATTCTAGAAAGTCAAGTAGAATTCTTGATACTCAGTTGTCTTAGGAGCGCCAAAACAGCACCGTGGTTGGTGTAACAAATCGCTCGCCCGTTTAACCAAACGGGAACTACGCGAAACAGCTAGAAGGAGCGGAAGCTCTGATAAACTGAATCGCGGCGCTGGTAGTCCGCTTTTTGCGGCGGCAATCCGGAACAGGCCACCAGCGTATTATAATTGACAGCCGGACCACTCGGGTGATTGTGGTCGCGAAAGCCAGCGCAGAAGGCTTGACTTTGGTGGGGTGAGAGAGAAACGCCCACACAGTTTTAAGGAAGAGAATATGAGTCAGCTTGATGGTTACCAAATTGATGCCGGTGCCTGGTTACAAAAGGTTTTCCCTCAGGAAATTGCTTTTGACAACATAGAGCGGTGTAGCCGATTTATCGAAGAAGCACTTGAGCTTGTTCAAGCTCTCGGGTATGACAGAGAAAAAGCTCATGTCCTAGTCGATTATGTCTTCGATCGCCCGGTTGGTGAGAAGCGCCAAGAGCTCGGTGGTGTTATGGTGACGCTTGCTATTCTTTCTTATGTGCATTCTATGCATATGTGGGATGAAGGCAAGTTTGAGTTGAATCGTATTAGTAAACCAGAGATCATTGAAAAGATCAAAGAGAAACAAAAGTCGAAACCAAAGTTTGAATAGGAAAAGAAAATGAAATTTGCAACACTAATCACAGCATCAGCACTTTTGCTTGCTTCTTGCAATAGCAGCGACGTAGAACCAAGGCCAAATGATCAAGATGGTGTTGAGCGCATTTGCACCACAGAAGATCTCGGTCAAGGTCCAGTTGAAATTTGCATATGCAAAACCGCTACTGAAGCTACCGATTGTCCTGCTTAAAGTTTAAGGCTCCTTAGTTCAGCGGTTAGAGCGCTGCGTTGTCTGCGCGGATGTCGTCGGTTCGAATCCGACAGGAGTCGCCATTATTATGAGGATGTGATGTTTCCAATAATCAAACATATAGATGATGTTCTTCCGCACATCGCGGATAAACCTGAGATCGCTCGTATTGAGAAAGACAATTACACCGTCCTCGACTACATCTACGCTGGTGAGAACACTTTTGATAATCCGTTCGCCCGCGAATGCCGTGGTCTTAAGTTTGACTTAGACGGAAAACTAATCGGTCGGCCATTCCACAAATTCTTCAATCTTAATGAGAAAGAAGAAACGAAGTTCGAGAACCAAGATTGGCTTGAACCATTTACCTTGTACAACAAGTGGGATGGTTCTATGATCCACCCGGCTCTTGTTCGTGGTGAGCTTGTGTTCATGACTCGTAAGGGTGTAACTGATGTTGCAATGCAAGCGATGCGCGAATGCGACTATGATGCGGATGAAATGATCGCGATGCTCAAGTCGGGGTTTACTCCGATCTATGAGTTTATCTCACCGAACAACAAGATCGTTCTTCACTACGATGAACCGAGACTTGTTCCGCTTAATATTCGTGACAGACAAACTGGTGAATACTTCACTAATTTCGCTGAGACGCATAGTCCTCTTGGTGATCATCTAAAAGGAAACTCTATCGAAGAGATTCTTGATTCGATTAGGAAAGCCAAAGATCTTGAAGGAACTGTAATTCAGTTTCACAAAAGCAAACGTTTCATCAAGTTCAAAGCCGATGACTACGTTGCTCTGCATCGCGTCATTGATGAGACCGCCCATGAAAAGCGGGTTCTTGCCTTGATCATGGATGATAAGCTTGATGATGTAATTCCTCTTGTTGCTCCGGCACGTGCGGAACATCTGAAAGATTATGCAAAACAGGTCAACTGGATTCTTCTCTGCAGAGCAAAGTACATAAGTAACTACGTTTTCTACAGGCAAGATTACACCCAAAAAGATTTTGCTCTTGATGTGAAATGTTTGAAACAAGATCTACATCGTTTCTTGTTTAAGGCAAGATCTCTTGATCTTTGTGATGTTCCTACGATTATCGCAATGCTCAAGGATTACTTCAAGAAAACTCTCACAACTCAAACTAAAGTTGATGAGTGGAGAGAGTTTATTGGTGCTCCTAAGTTTGAGATGAAGATTGACTAAATAGATTACAATTACCCGTATGTAGCTCAGCCTGGTAGAGCTCCTGGTTTGGGGCCAGGAGGTCGTTGGTTCGATTCCAGCCATACGGACCATTAACGGTTCTCCTTAGGAATCATGGGAGACGCAAGTGTCACAAGACCCGCCAGTGGCAGCCAAATTATAATTCAAATTCTGTGAGTCAAGTCCTCGAGGATGACGACAATCAGAAGGTAGGTCGCCAAGACTAATGGGTACGAAAGTCTCATGAGCTTTTGTGAAAGAAGAAATTGTCGTCCTTCGCCTACCACCATTATATAAATAAATCCAGAACGCCCATATGACGGAATTGGTAGACGTGCCAGATTTAGGTTCTGGTGTTTCGGCGTGGGAGTTCGAGTCTCTCTATGGGTACCAAATAATATGAAAAAGAAAGAAACCTTTTCCAGTAAGTTTGTAAAAGTTGCTGCACCAATATTTTTGAAATCCATCGGAAATTCTGAGGGTGCTGCAGCTAAGAAAGCTGGTAAGAAAAAAGAAGAAAATCCATATGTGAGTGGTAGTGATATCCACAATCATTGGAATGACGGATACGATAGATAATTATTGCGGGGTAGAGCAGCGGTCAGCTCGCCAGTTTCATAAGCTAGGAGGTCGGTGGTTCGAATCCACCCTCCGCAACCAAATAAGGAAAAAGACGCCATTATGGCGTCTTTTTTTATGCATAAATACTAGGAAATAAACATTGGAGTTTAAGTTGTGCGATTCATAGTTTCTAAAATCCTCACAGACGCTGATGTCCAGTTAAGGAATCAATCTACAGAAAATTCGTTTTTAGTAGACAAGAAAACTGTGGTTTTTGATGGCGTGGAATATTGCCTGCATTATGGTTCTGTTGTTGTATCTGAGGGTAAAGAATTATACGTTAATGAGAATAGTGTATCTGATGAAAAGTTTGACAACCAATTCGAAAGAGAGTGGAATCTAAAACAAGAAGGTGTTCCTGCATCAGATGGGAAAAGGTATCTACTTAAAGTGCCGCCTGGTTATTACCCCAATGATACCAAGATGTTTGAGCAGTACAATAATTGTATCGTCTCATTGCGTGCTGTAGATTCTATACATGTTGAGAGACCAACTGAAGGTGGGCTCTATTATAACAAAGAACTTGATGTGCCGTTACATTTTAGTTCTGGTGATTTTCTCAAGTACACAAAAACTGAAGAAACTATTGTTGAAACAGAAAAGAATGTTTCTGATAGAAAATCTAAACTCGACGAATTAATTGATTATGGACTTAGATACACCGAAGATATCACATCACTAAATGAGAACGCCGATGCCATCTTCAAAGATGATGTTGGAGATTTGTATCTTCGTTTCAAAAATGATGTCCGGGTTCTGTTAGAAAAACCAGAAAACGGTAAAGACGGCGTAGATGGTAAAGATGGCTTACCAGGCGCAAACGGCAGAGATGGTTTAGAAGGTTCTAAAGGCCCAAAGGGTGATAAAGGTGATCGCG